TTGACACCGGCGGCTATCTTTGGGCAGCGAACATCTGGCGGCGCGTGGAAGATCCTCGATGAGCTGGTGACGTTTGACATGGGGCTTGAGCGCTTTGGTCAGGAGCTTCTAGGCAAGATCGCTGCAAGTTTTGACAAGGCCGAGGTGCAGATCTGGGGAGACCCAGCCGGTAACAAGCGCGATGAGATCTATGAGGTTACTGCTTTCGATCACTTGAAGTCTATTGGGTTTAAGGCCCAGCCGACCGATAGCAATGCTTTCAATGTAAGGCGTGAGGCCGCTGCGGCTCCTATGAACCGACTGGTTAGCGGTAAACCTGGTCTTCTCGTCAACAAGAAATGTTTGCGGCTGCGGAAATCTCTTAGCGGTGGCTATTTCTTTAAGCGTGTGTCTATGGGCGCTGGGCAGGAGCGGTTTAAGGATGCGCCGGTGAAGAATGAGCATTCACACTGCGGTGATGCTTTTGGATACCTTATGCTCGGCGGTGGTGAGCAACGGCGATTGCGGCGCGGTAGCTACGGCACAACATTTGCTGGCGGTCAGACATTCAACGCAAGCACTGATTTCGAGATCTTCTAATGGGTATAGTGCAGCTTCCTCAGTTCCGAATGAGCCAGGACGAGCACATTGTTCCGCTGCGTTATGAACATATTTCCAGATTGCGCCTTACTGACGATAGCATCGAATACATGAAACACATTCCAGGCTATCTGGATTACATATGGGATAATTCCGCTGATGGCTGGAGCTGGGCCGCGATTGGTAAGGGCAAAGTGATCGCTGTCTTTGGCATTAGGATTATCTGGACGGGTCTGGCTGAGATGTGGATGGTTCCCAGCAAGGATCTTGATCGTCACGCGATATCACTTGTGCGTGGGGCTAGGGCCATAACCGATAGCGCTTTGCGTGATTATGCGGTCAGAAGGCTACAAATCTCGGTAAAAGTCGAAAATGATACCGCATTTAGGTTTGCCAAAGCACTGCATTTTGAGGTAGAAAGCATTATGAGAAGGTTTGGCCCAGAGGGGTCGGACTATTACATGATGGTGAGGTTTTAATATGTCTGGATTATTTGGTGGTGGCGGTCGCCCGGCTCCAACTCAAGCAGAGAAAGATGCTCAGGCTGCTCAAGCCAGGGCAGAGGAACGTGCTACCTCTCAGGAACGCGCAGAGATGCAGGGTGCTCAGTCTCGCCGGCGGTTGCGCCGCACTGGTGGCATGAGGTTATTGTTTTCTCCCGCTCGTCAAGAAGGTCCGCAAAAAACTAAGTTAGGTGTTGAATAATGACTAAGATTAAAGATTTCCAAAAAGTCTATGACGTAAAGAAAGCGGCAAAAGTTCCTGCAAAAGAGGAGAAGCCTAATGCCAAAGAAGCTGCACCGAAGGCTGCTCCTAAGCGCAAAGCGTCTAAATCTAAAGGGTGAGCGTAAGCAAGCCTATGTTTATGGCACAATGCAACGTGTCGAAAAGAAACAAGAAGCTAAAAAGAAGGGTAAATAAATGGCTGTTCTTCCAAAAGATACTGGTGTCGTTGAGGCAAGCCTGACAGCTCAGGACACTTTCACTGACTGGATCTACTCCACAAAGGACTTTAACTTTTCCGTAAGTGGGACATTTGTTGGCACTGTCACAGTTCAGCGCAGCTTTGACCCAGCCAATGCGGATAGTACCGCGCGTGATGTTGATACATTCACATCCCCAATCGAAACCTATGGCTTTGAACCGTCCGGCGTTGCTCTGTATCGTGCTGGCTTCAAGACTGGTGAATTTACAAGCGGAACGGCAAACATTCGCATTGGCCGATAGGAGGCCGTTATGGTTGCTAAGAAGTTTCAAAACCCCAAGGGCGGCTTGAATGAAGCTGGTCGCAGGCACTTTGAGGCAAAAGAGGGTGGCAATCTAAAGGCTCCAGTAAAGACGGGAACCAATCCCCGGCGTGTCAGCTTCGCTGCTAGGTTCGCCGGGATGAAGGGTCCGATGAAAGATGAAAAGGGTCGGCCTACTAGAAAGGCTCTGGCCTTGAAGGCATGGGGGTTTGGATCTGTTGAGGCAGCGCGTAACTTCGCCCAGCGCAATAAAAAAGGATAATTAGATGGCTCGGCTGAATGTAAAAGATATCATTGAACGTGAGGCTAAAGCTCAGGCCCGTAAGGACGAATGGCGCTCAATCTATGAGGACTGTTATGAGTTCGCTTTACCTCAGCGTAACTTGTATTCAGGTTACTATGAGGGCGGCGTGGCCGGTAAGGGTAAGATGTCTAGGGTCTTTGACTCAACAGCCATTCACGCTACCCAGCGTTTTGCCAATCGCATCCAGGCTGGATTGTTCCCACCGCAAAAAGAATGGTGTCGCCTTGAGGCTGGCACTGGCATTCCAGAGCAACAACAGCCACAGGCGCAATCTGCGCTAGACGCATATACAACTCGTATGTTTGAAACATTGCGTCAGACTAACTTTGATCTGGCGATGGGCGAGTTCCTGCTGGATCTCTGCGTTGGTACTGCCGTTATGATGGTGACGCCTGGTAATGAAACTACACCTATTCGCTTCACTCCAATCCCACAGTATCTTGTAGCTATTGAAGAGGGCACATTTGGCAATGTCGATAACGTATATCGCAAATTGCGAATGAAGGCGGAAGCGATACCGCAAGAGTTTCCTGATGCTGAAATTACAACGGAGCTGGCAGAAGCAATAGCAAATTCACCTTCCAAAGAAATCGAACTTATGGATGCTGTGATCTACGACTATGAGCAAGGCATTTACTGCTATCATGTTCTCTGGCCTCACAAGCAACAAGAGCTTGTATATCGCACAATGAAGTCTTCGCCGTTTATCGTTGCTCGATACATGAAGGTTGCCGGTGAGATCTATGGCCGTGGTCCTTTGGTTACTGCTATCTCTGACATCAAGACGTTAAACAAAACTGTTGAGCTGGTTCTGAAGAACGCATCTTTGGCTATCTCTGGCGTATATACAGCGGCAGATGATGGCGTTCTCAATCCTCAAAACATCAAGATACAGCCTGGGTCTATTATCGGCGTTGCTCGAAACGGTGGACCGCAGGGTGCGTCACTGGCTCCTCTCCCAAGGGCCGGTGACTTTAATGTCAGCCAGATTGTAATGAATGATCTGCGCATGAACGTGAAGAAGATCTTGATGGACGATACGCTGCCGCCGGACAATATGTCGGCTCGTTCTGCTACTGAGATCGCTGAAAGATCCCGTGAGCTGGCAACTAACCTTGGCTCTGCGTTTGGTCGATTGATTGATGAGACAATGGTTCCATTGGTATCTCGGATTCTTTTTATCCTGGATCAGCAAGGCTACATCGATCTCCCGCTCAAGGTGAACGGCGTTGAGGTAAAAGTTACGCCGGTTGCTCCTTTGGCCCAGGCTCAGAAGTTACAAGAAGTAAACGATGTTGTGCAATTCATGCAGATTGCAAATGCTCTCGGCCCACAAGGTCAGATGACATTATCCATTCCAAGGATAGCAGCGTTTATCGCGGAAAGAATGAACATCAAGCAGGACTTGCTCTCTACACCAGAGGAGCAGGAAATGCAGATGCAACAGATGCAGCAAGCAATGATGGCTGAACAAGGGCCACCGGCTGCTAACGATGGTGGAGCAACAATGGAGGCGATGCAATGAGTTCACCCGATGGCTGGGAAGGTTTAACCCAGGCAACAAGTGAAGCTCCAAAGGCCGCAGATATAGATATGATCTATGGCAAAGTGTTTAAGAGCACGGAGGGGGCGCGTGTACTAAGTCATTTGCGCAGTATTACTATTGAGCAACCGACTTGGTTTCCAGGAGAAGATGCGAGTTTCGGCTATGTGAGGACGGGCATGGCTGAGATGGTTCGCATGATTGAGAAAAGAATAGAAAGGTCAAACAATGGCTGAAGCAATGGCAGAACAAGTGGAAGCTGATGCTCCAATGATTAACGTGGCAGAACCGGAGGCTCCCCAGCAGGATGAGCCTGTCGCAGTTCACGAACAGCCACAGGGCGAACCACAGGCGGCAAGTGATGATGAGCCGCTAGAGCGCCCAGATTACTATCCAGAAAAGTTTTGGGATGAGGACGGTCCTGATGTTGAGAAGCTGGCAAAAAGTTATGCGGAGCTTGAAAAGAAGTTTAAGGCCGGAAAGCATAAAGCACCGGAGCAGTATGATGTATCTGCACTTGCGGATCAGGGTTTGGACGCTGAAGATCCGACTGTCTCCGTATATCAGGAGTGGGCTAAAGAAAACGGGATTAGCCAGGATGCCTTTGAGGATCTCGCTGGCCGTGTCCTTGCCCTATCAAAAGATGAGCAAGAAAGTGTGCAGTACGATCAACGCGCTGAAATGCAAAAACTTGGCACTAATGCTTCTGAGAAGATTCAAATGACTGAGCGGATCTTGATGAAGGCTCCTTTGAATAATTCAGAACGTGAAGCGATAGCATATTCATTGAACAATGCTGACTCTATCAATGCTTTCCTCAAGTATCACCAGGCAATCACGAATGAAAACATCCCGATCAAGCCTACGATCCAGCAAGATAGCATGACAAAGCAAGACTTGCAGGTTGCTATATCTGATCCTCGTTGGCAAAGTGATGCCGCTTGGCGCACTCAGATGGAGCAAAAATGGTTCCAATCGCAACAAAACGGTTAGGTACTTGCAATAAATATCGCTTGCGTGTATTTTAGCCTTAACGGCTAACCGTGCTCGGCCCGTTGGATGTAGTAATCTACTGGTTGGCGCGGCCATAACGCGCAAGCGACCGCCCGAACCTCGGATAACGGAAGCGTTTAGTTGAAACGCAAAAGGAGGTTTTTGCAAATGGCGATTAACGTCTCAACCGCGTTTGTTGATCTTTTCGATTCTGAGGTCAAACAGGCGTATCAAGCCGAATCGTTGCTTCGCGGCACGATGCGGACACGCAGCGGAGTAGCTGGTAACACTGTAAAGTTCCCGACAATCGGGAAAGGTGTTGCAACACTTCGCGTCCCACAAACTGATGTCACACCACTGAACGTAACTTACGGTCAGGTAACTGCAACGATGGAAGATTACATCGCAGCAGAATATTCCGACATCTTCCAGCAATCGCACATCAACTTCGATGAGCGCTCTGAGTTGGTTCAAGTAGTATCTAAGTCTATTGCTCGCCGCATGGATCAGATCATGATCGATGCTCTTAATGCTGCTTCTGGCACATCCACTGTTGCAACAACAGTTGGCCCCGGTGGTAACACAGACATGAACATCGAGAAGCTACGCGCAACAGCAAAAGCTCTTAATGAGAAGAACGTACCTTCTGAGGGCCGTTATTTGTTGATGCACGCAACACAGCTCGATTCGTTGCTCGGTGAACAAGAGATCACTAGCCAAGACTTTGCTGCGGTAAAGGCTTTGGTCCAAGGTGAGATCAACACATTCATGGGCTTCAACATTTTGACAATGGGTGATCGTGATGAGGGTGGCATTCCTAAGCCTTCTACTCGCACCTGTTTTGCTTGGCACAAAGATTCAATGGGCTACGCTGAGTCAATGGCGCAAAAAACTGAGGTAAACTATGTCCCTGAAAAGACATCGTTCTTGGTTAGCTCCATGTTCTCTGCCGGTTCCGTTTCAATCGACGGTGAAGGCATTGTCAAAATTTCTTGTACTGAAGCGTAAGGAGAATAGACAATGGCATTCGCACAAGCAAACTGGTCAACTGTTGCCGCTTCTAAAAGCGGTGTTTCCCCAGCAATGTATAGCTATTCTTCTTCTGTTGATAACCAAGCCGCAATCGCTGGTTCCGGTTACTTCGACACAGTGGAAGCGCTTATCACTACTGGTGATATGATCTACACATATGGAAGCGATGGCGGTCAGATCCTCATCGCCACCAATACTGCTGGCGTTATTACAACGGCAGTTCTCGTATAAGGTTGGGGGGCTTCGGCCCCCCTTCCCCACTAACAGGAGGGCAATATGGCCGCTGGTGATACTTCACTCTCAATCTGCTCAGATGCTCTAATCCTGTTGGGTGCAGCGCCGATCTCTTCTTTCACGGAAGGATCTGATGCAGCCCAGGCTTGCGACAGGCTTTACCCAGATGTTCGCGATACACTTCTATCTAACTATCTATGGAGCTGGAGCGTTCAGAAGCAACAGCTCGGTCGGCTTTCTACTGTTCCGGTTGATGAATGGAAGTATGCTTACCAGCTTCCAGGAGATATGCTCTCAGGCGTCATTGCGCTATTCCAAACCGCTGGCTTAAACCAGCAGCCAGTTCGTTATGGCTGGGAGATCTACGGGGATCAGGTCTTTACTAACTTTGAAAAAGTATTTGTCGATTATCAAGCTACAGTAGCAGAAAGCAAGATGCCTCCGTATTTTGTTCGTCTGCTCAGAACAGCCCTCGCTGCGGAGCTTGCCTTTGTAATTACCGATCAAATATCAAAAGCCCAAGACTTCCGCCTTCAGGCTTTCGGCACACCGTCAGATTCCGGTCGCGGTGGTTTGATGCGTGAGGCGATGAACGTGGACAGCCGTGGCAAGCCGCCACAAATCATTGAGGATTACTCCCTTATTGATGTGAGATACTAAAATGCGGATCATACAGTTCCAGACTAATTTCTCGGTTGGTGAGCTTGATCCGCTTTTGCGCGCTCGTACCGATCTTCAGCAGTATCAAAATGCTCTTGAGGAAGCTACGAATATAATCATTCAGCCACAGGGCGGATTTAAGCGCCGTGACGGGCTTCAGTTCATACATGACTTTGGGTCTACGTTTACAGATTTTAAGGTCATTCCTTTTGAATACAGCGTTACTGACAGCTATTTGCTGGTCTTGGTCAATCAGCGTATTTATATCTTTAAGGCGGGTGTCCTTCAGACAAATATCAATGGTTCTGGCAATGACTATTTAGCAGCAACGGCAATCACAACTGCTATGCTCGATGAGATCAACTATACTCAGGCTGTTGATACGCTCATTCTTTGTCATGAGGATCTGCAAACGAAACGATTGGTAAGAAACAGCGATACATCTTGGACGCTGGAAAACCTGCCGCTCAAGAATATTCCTCAATATCCATATGCGTTTGATACGCACCAACCAGACTTTACAATTACGCCCAGCGCAACGACAGGTAACATTACCATCACGGCGTCAGGGGCGACAACGGACAATGGAACGGCGCAAGGTGGAGGCGCAGATACAATTACGCTCAAAGCAGCAACATCATATACTGTTGATGATGAGCCTAATGGAATGTTCATAACCTTAACATCTGGCACTGGCTCTGGTCAAACGCGTCATGTTGAGGACTATGTTGCTTCCACAAAGGTTCTTACGGTTTATCCCGCATGGGATACGGCTCCAGATGCTACAACTCAATACAAGGTTGAGGCATTTGCCTCTGCTGCCGTTGGTGAATATGCTCAGGTTCTCAGCACATTTGGTCGTGCTCGTTATGTAGAGTTTGTTTCTGCTACAGAAATGAAGGCTGTTGTTGAGGTCAACTTCTTTGATACCAGTGGCATTACTGCTGGAAACTGGGAAAGCGAACATGGGTATGAAGATACTTGGTCTACCACTCGCGGATGGCCCAGATCTGCTACGTTCCATGAGGGTCGCCTATATTTCGGTGGATCTAAGTCGAGGCCCAATACCATTTGGGGTTCAAAGGTCATAGACTACTTTGACTTTGGTATTGGTACTGGTCTTGATGATGAATCCGTTGAGGCAACAATCAACACAAATCAACTCAATTCGATTGTAAATTTGTTTGCGGGTAACGATCTGCGGATCTTTACTACTGGTGCTGAGTTCGTTGTTTTGCAGACCGGCGATAATCCTATCACTCCAGCGTCTTTCTTTGTACGCCCACAAACCAGACTTGGATCAAAAGCTGGACTTCCGATTGAGGATCTTAATGGTGCGTCTCTATTCATCCAGCGCCAGGGTAAATCAATCAATGCGTTCCAGTTTGGCGATACGACAGCATCTTATCAGGTCCAGAACATATCAGCTCTCAGCTCTCACTTGCTAAAAGATCCCATCGACATGGCCGCGCGTAGGGCTGCATCTACAGATGAGTCAGATCGCCTGTTCATTGTGAATGGCACTGATGGATCAATGGCTGTTTACTCGATCCTGGTCGGTCAGAATGTTATTGCTCCAAGCCGGTTCACTACTGATGGCGACTTCATTGCTGTCGGCGTGGAGGTTGCTGACGTTTATGTGATCGTCAAGCGCACGATAGATGGCTCTGATAATTATATGCTGGAGAAATTCAGCCCAGACTTTTCCCTGGATAGCGCTAAGAGCGGCGGAGCGGCCTCCTCAGTAAACATGGAGCAGCTAGAGGGTGAGACTGTAGCAATCATTCGTGATGGCATCATAGAGCCTTCTCAGGTCGTACCGGCATCACCCTACACAATTACTTTTGCATCTCCAGCAACAACCAGCTATCAGGTGGGCCTAGACTATACTGTAACAGCTAAAACCATGCCAGCCGAGCCAGTTCTATCTTCTGGCTCTGTGCAAGAGTTTAAGAAGCGCATCGCTCAAGTTGATGCAATCGTAAATAATACTCAAGATATGACGGTGAACGGCAAGCAAGTTCCATTTAGAAACTTTGGTGTAGATGTGCTAGATTCGGCAGTAGAGCCATTCACGGGCGTTAAGACTGTGCATGGTATTCTTGGGTATAGTGGCACAGGGCAGATAACGATAAGCCAATCTGTGCCGTTAGCAATGACCGTCCTTGGTCTTGAATATCGTTTAAGTGTGGGGAATTGATATGACTGCTTTAGCGGCATTAGCATCATCGGCGGCAACGGCGGCAACAAGTTTAGCGGCCAGCGGTGGCTTTCAACTTGCTATGGCAGGGGCTTCCGCTCTGGGCCAAATTTCTGCTGGCGCTGCTCAAAAACGTCAATACCAGATGCAAGCTGAACAGGCCGAGCTTCGCGGCAGGTCAGAGGCCATTGCCTATAAGCAAAAAGGCGCAGATGCTTTACGCAATCTAAACCAAACGCTGGCTGCAATTATATCCCGCTCTGCTGCGGGTGGCGTTGATCCGACATCTGGATCTGCTGCAACACTTCAGCAATATGCAATGGGCGAAGGTGTAAGAGAGTTTAACATTGCTGCTGACAATGCAGTTATGGCTTTGGGTCAAGCAAGCACTCAAGCTGGTATTTATCAGCAAGCCGGTAAAGCCGCACAATTAAGTTCATATGTATCTGCCGCCGGTACTCTCGGCCAAGGTGCATATCGGTACGGGCAATTAACATAGGTTAGAACATGGCAATCCTTCCAAGATATCAGCGCATCGGTCTACAGACCCGTCAACCACAACAGATGGATTTTGCCGCTACGCGCGAACAGGCAAGGTTGGGCCAGACCATTTCTCAGCAAGTTGATCGTATGTCCGACTTTGCTTTCAGGCAGGCATCCCAGGCTGCGGAAATCCGTGGTCAGGAGCGTGTGCGCGAAGAGGGTGCTTTGCCTACTCTGGGAGCGATACAGGAAGCCGGTGGTCCTACTACAATAGCGGAGCGAGCTGCGTTTGATGCTGCCAATAGAATTGCTGTCGTGGAGATAGAAAGTCTTGCAAAGCAGGATATGCAGAATCTTGTTCGTGAGGCTGACAAAAACAATATGTCAACATCTGCCTTTCAGCAATCAATGGCTGATATCCAAGATGGCTATGCCGCTTCACTGGATGTTGTAGATCCGGTTGCCGCTGGTGTTTTGTCTGCGAGGCTTCAAGATAGTTCTATGACCTATCAGGGTCGGTATTCTGATATTGTTTTCAAAAAAGCTGAAGCAGCCGCAGCGGAGCGGGTAACTCAGATTGTATCCATTGGATCTCAAGAGATATTGGATAGCGCAACACAGCCTGGTGCTACACGGGAAAGCATCGAGGCCGCTGGCGCGAAGTTATTGGCAGATCAGTTAGAGCTTGGTGTTAAAGAAAAGAACGCAAGAAAAGTTGTTGACCAGACGCTAAAGCAAGCAGTTCGTCAGAACCGTTTGTATCTTTATGACAATGCTGCGGATATTACCACAAAGCGCGTTCTTCTTGAGGAATATGAGAGTAATCCTCTTCCTGGTTATACATATGAGCAAAACCGTTCGTTCAATAATCAGCTAAAAAATAATCTAAATAGCCAAATAAACAGGGCGCAACAAACTGCCGTAAGTGATCTGACCGAGGCGGCAGAGGCTATGGCTCTGACCGGAACACCTCCGGCTGGCTTTGAATTTAACGAAGAAAGCATCCGAGAAATATTCAGTCCAGAGCAAGCTGATGAATATATCCAATCTTGGAATGACGCATCTGAGGACGCACTAAATAGGGGCGCTCTTGCTTACATGGATGCCGATCAGATAGATTCTATATCTATTGACTTGCAGGCAGATGTTCGTGCAGCAGAGGAAAGTGGTGATGCGGGTGATATCATTAAGGCCAGTCAAAGGGAGGCTGCTTGGATTGAATCTGTTTCAAAAAGAAATGATGCAATCGTAAAAGACGCAGCTTTGTTCGTGGTTAGCACAAATGACCCCGCTGCTGGAATGGTTGATAACATTGCAGATCAGTTCTCCAGTGGGCGAATTGAGCAAGCATCTGAAGGTTTATTGATGCTGCGCGATATTATGACATCTCAGTTTGATGATCTCGGAGTTCCGTCTAACTTGCGCAATGTCATGCCAAAGCAAATGGCCGCTCAGGTTGCAAGCATTGTTCAATCCATTCCATCCGATGTTGCGGCTCCGACTTTCCAGGCAATAACTCAGAGCCTTGGTAACTACTCGCCTCAATTCATCGAGGAACTTAGAGCGCAGGGTTTACGTCCTGAGTATGTGCAGGCCATGTACGTTTCCAATCCTGCGGTTCAAAAAGAGCTAGTGGATATATCTGCAATGGAGGTTCCCAATATTTTAGAGGGGCTTCCAAATACAACAAAGAATGATGTTATATCTGAAATGAATGATGTTTTGTCAGATTACAGGCAGGCATATTTGGCTGGTGGCGGCAATGTTGCCAATAATATATTCAATCAGCAGATTAACACTGCCCAGAAACTTGCCTTCACGCGACTTAAAAATGGTAGTGCGGATAGCCCAGCTCAGGCTGTTGAAACTGCAATCAATGATTTGATTCCAGAATATCAACAGGCAGTCATTGAAAGAAACGGGGTTTATGTTGTTCCGATGAGTTTTGATGCACAGACCGTAAGGTATAATGTATCTTTGCTGATGTCTGAAAGCGCTCTGGGTCAGCTCAATATAAAACCGCTGGAATCAGATCTTGTGCCTGATTTTGTAGACGAGGCTGTTGCACTGGCTTCTCTGTCGTCCACTGGTAAATTCCTCAACAACAGCACTGGTGACGGTTTGAGCCTGCACTATGACATAAACGGCGTAGAGCTTCCCGCTGGCTTCGAGGTTAAATTCTCAGAGCTTCCGGCTCTAGTAAAGAGCCTGTATAGCGCCGATGCAATGTCAGCAGAAGAAGCAGGTTTCCGAAGAGAGGGATTGATTCAAGCTGGAATGGCCCCAGAAGAAGCGGTTGTAATTGATGAGGCTAATCCATACGCCGCAGAAATTCAAAGACTTGTTGAGGAAAATAAATAATGCAGCCTCGCCCACTTGAGACCGAAAACAGGATACTCCGCGCTACTGGCGCTGATGAGTTAAGGGTTTCTCTAGGCAGGGCGGTCTCAGAGATGATTGGCACTCCAATGACGGGGGAGTTGATATCTCGATCATTTGAGCAAACTGCCGCAACATCTCGTGCCATAACTGATGAGCAACGGCAGGACTTCTTTGAAGCAGAACAGGAGCGGATCAGACGTCAGAAAACGCTTGAATTTGATCTTGCTACAGAAACAGATCCATCTATTCGTGACAGTCTTATTTCTCAGCTTGATGAGATATATCAACAGAAAGAGACCCAAAAGGAATCTATTTTTCAGCAAGCGATTGATGAAGGCAGATTACAAATGCCGGAAGATCTTACCGAGAAGTATGGAGATCTTCTTGAGTTTGACAGGGTTATGTCAGATGAAGAGGCTCGTCTTCTATATGCTGGCAAGAAAGAAGAGATAATTCGCAATGCAATAGTCTCTCGCAGCCCATCTGGCTTTGTTGCCGGTGTTGCTAAGTTTGGTGGCGGTATGCTGGCAATGGCAACAGATCCGGTTGAGGTTGCTACAATGTTCATTCCGTTTGTTGGCCCAGCCGGAAGAGCGGCTTCTGTGGCAAGATTTGGCCGTGTAGGTGGCAGGGCTAGAATTGGTGCAATAGAAGGTACTGCTGGCGCATTGCTTACAGAGCCTCTCTATTATGGTCTCTCAAAAGATCAGCAACTTGATTATACTATGGGTGAGGCGCTGCTTAACGTGGGCGCTGGGCTTTTTCTTGGCGGCGGTATCGGTACTATAGCAGGGGTTTTGACCCGAGCTGATGTTGATGCCAAAGCGGTGATTGATTCTGTTGAGATAGAAGCTGCCGTTAGAACAGATCTTGAGGCTGTTGTTATTCCAGAGCCTCGCAGAATTACTGAAGCTGAAGCCATAGCTAAGGCTGATCGGGCAGTCAAACAAACGCGCGAGATGTATGGCATAACCGGCGGTAAGGTTACATATGAGACTGCTGTGAGGCAGTTTGTTACCGATCAGGGTGTAGAGGTAGCAATGATTGCTCCGCGCTCTATAAAGCGCCCTCAGACGCTCAGTGAGTTTATTGGAAGACGTGGCGGCATTAATGATGATGATCCAACATTTCGTGGCGAGTTATCAAGCCGGGATATCAGGGCGCGTTCTGGATATATAAATAAAAAAGGCACTATGGTTAGTGGTGTCAATAATCCTGCAAGCAAAAATAATCTTGATGATATGGCTCGCATCGCATTTGAGGAAGGGTATATTCCCAAGCGCGATCCTAATCTTCTTATGGAAGCCATTATGGACGAGCAGGCTGGCAACTTTAGATTTGCCAAACAGGACATGGAGGACGCGCAGTCTTGGAGAGACTACCATCAAGCTAAGGATGACTTTGATGCAGAGGTTTCTCGCCGCGAAGATATCCGCGCAGAGCTTGAAGAATACCAGATAACAAATGTTTCTGATGAAGAGATCGCAATTATCTCTCAGCGCATGGCTGAAACAGGTGATGATGCTGTTGATGTTTACGGCAGAGTAGTCGGCATTGTTGAGAATGTTAAAGCAGAAATGTTGGCGCGTCATGCGTCTGACATTACAAACGATCCTCTGGCCGACTTTGATGCTGCTGCAAGATTTGATGCTGTTGGGGATGATATTGAGCTTGATGATACGATAGTAAGAGAGGAAGCTATCATTGCGCAAATGCGTGAAGATGGAGATCTTGCGGATTATCAGATTAAAGAGCTTGATGAAATAGCAAGAATAGATGCACAGGCCCAGGCTTATGTGGAAGTTACAGAAGCGGCAACCGTTTGCCTAGCGAGGTCATAATGGCAGATTGTTTAAAAATTGTTGACGCCGCAAACAAGGGTCGCTTGAGTGACGATCAGCTTGATGAAATTCTTACTGAGCTAAATGCTGAGAAGAAAGCGCGTCAAGCAGAAGGCGCATTAGCAAATATAGAATCTTCAATATTCAATCGTGGCTTGGTTATGGCTGAAGAAGCCGAGCTGGCTAGAAAGATTGAAAAGCGCAATCGGTACATGAACATCCTCAAAGAGCAGAAGTTAATGGCTCTAGTTCAGAGAGCTGATGAAATGACCGGCGATCCTTCTCTGGGCTTAGAGGCTTCTCTTGTTGGCGTTAATGCTCCATTTGAGGGAGCTTCGCGTTCTGTTGATTCCATTACTAATGCACTGGTCAACTCATATGCTGGCGGCATGATTGCTGATTTAAAAAAGGCAGGACTGCTCACAAAGTTCAACAACATGAAAGGCGACTTCGAGCGTCAGGTTGCTAATGTTTTAGGTGATCTTAACTTAAAAACTCCAGTGGGTGTTGCTGAAGCATCCGCTGATGCTGTTTCTCTGGGCAAAATACTATTCAAGTATCAACGCGCAGCTCTACAGCGTGAGAACCAGGCTGGATCTTACATACGCTTAAAAGAAGGCCGTGTTGTAAGGGCAAGTCACGATCAGCGAAGAATGGTTAAAGCCGGACCGGATGAATGGAAAAGCTATATTCGTGATAAGCTAGATTATGAAAAGATGGGCATAGCGCCAGACCGCATTGATGGGTTTCTCGACAGCTCTTATGAGGCGATTGTTAGCGGTGTTCGCAAAGAAGGTGAGCGCACAGACATTAGCAAAGCGTTTACTGGACCTGGCAATCTTGCCAAAAAGGAAAGCGCTTCTGGCGTATTTACCTTTAAGAAGCCAAATGACTGGTACGATTACGATCAGAAGTTTGGTAAGGCATCTTTGCGCGAAGCCTTTATGCAGGATATGCAATCTGCATCTAGGTCTACTGCACTTATGGAGGTTCTAGGAACCAATCCAGAGGCGATGGTTGATCGTGTCATTAAACGTATGGAAAAAACATATCGTGGTGATGCGAAGAAACTAAAAAGGATTAAGCGAGAGCAGGCTGCAATCACGTTCAAAGCCGCTCTTGATGAGGTTACGGGCGATGTAAACATTGGCTCACATACTCCGCTTGCACGTTATATGCACTTTTATCGCTCTATTCAAACTATGGCAAAGCTGGGTGGCGCGTGGATCTCTGCTCTATCGGATGTGGCATTCATTGCATCTAACAGGGTTTATCAGGGCAGATCTCTTATGGACGCATGGGGTGATGGCCTTACAGCCGTATTCAAGGGGATGAGCAAGGGCGAAATGCGTGAGTTCTCAGATCGCCTTGGTGTTGGCATTGAGGGTCAGCTTGGTGACTTTATGAGCCGGTTCAACGCCGCTGATGATGTGCCAGGTCAAACATCTAAAATGATGTCCATGTTCTTTAAGCTAAATCTTTTGCAACCTTGGACCGAGAGCAACAAGCGCGGCGTTACTCTAATGATCGCTAATGACCTTGGGCGAGAGGCTTCTAAGGGGTTTGATAAATTACCAGATGATCTAAGGCGCATTCTAGGCATATATGGCATCGATCAAAAGGGCTGGGAGCTTGCCCGTAAGGGTGCAAAGAAAGGCCCGGACGGTCGGATGTATCTTGTTCCAGGTGAGATACCAGATGTAAATATCAGGGAAAATGTATTTGCAATGTTGGTTTCAGAAGCAGACAATTCTGTTCCATCTCCCGGCGCAAGAGAGAGAGCCGCTATTAGGCGTGGTTATCGTCCCGGCACATTTGCTGGTGAGGGGATTAGATTCCTCACACAGTTTAAGTCATTTGGTGTTACTGCTTTGACAAAGAGCGTTGGGCGTCAAGTATATGGGTATGGTGCTAAAACTCCAATCGAGCAATTTCAGCGTGGCATCGGTGCAAACATGGGCATCGTCAATAGCATCGTAGGTACGACTGTTCTTGGCTATTTTGTCATGCAGCTCAAAGAGGTTGCCAAGGGACGTGAGATGCGCCCAGCAAGCCCAGAAGCATTCATCGCTGCCGCAATGCAGGGCGGTGGACTTGGCATCTATGGCGACTTCCTGTTTGGTGAGGCTAATCGGTATGGAGGTGGCACACTAGAGACGATTGCTGGACCTGGGATCGGTACTGCTTCTGAGCTAGTAGACTTGCTTCAGAGGGCTAGGGGTGTTGTCACCGGCGGAGATGAGGATCTCAGAGGCGACACTGTTAGGTTGCTCAAGGGCAATATACCATTTGCTAATTTGTTCTACACCAAAGAAGCGATGAATTATCTGGTGTGGTATCAGTTACAGGAAACAATCAATCCTGGCTATCTCCGCAGAATGGAGCGCCGTGCCAAAAATCAAAACGATCAGACATTCTGGTTGCCACCATCAAGCATTGTCCAAACGGGCGGCGGTTTCAGATAAGTATTATTGGAATGTCAACAAAGATATGCTATAGAGTGAACAAAGGAACGGGAAAACGACATGAGTGATATTGCAATCAACCCTGTTACGCGCAGAGTTCAGTTCGTAGGTAATACTGGAACTGGTCCTTATGCCTTTACGTTCAATATATTACAGTCAAGCGATATCATTGTTTACAAGAACAATGTGCTGCTGACCGAAACAACGGATTATACCGTGACCATCGATGCAAATGGCACTGGTAATGTCACGATGGTTGTGGCTCTTGTCGCGACTGACATCCTTACAATGATCGGTGGTCGTGAGCTATCGCGCACAACTGACTTTGTTACCGCCGGTGACTTGCTGGCTTCATCGCTGAATGAGCAGCTCGATAGCAATGTTATCATGTCTCAGCAGCTTGATGAGCGCTTTGGCCGTACAATCAAGGCACAGCCTGGTGATGAGGATGCAACGCTAGATCTGCCTCTGGTTGCTGATCGTGTAGACAAGATCATGCTGTTTGATACAGAAGGCAATCTGACTGCTGCAAGCGCCTCAGACTTTTTTACAAACTCCGTGCTTGGTGGAAACTATATTATTAACACAGCAACCGGAAATGGGTCTCAGACTGCATTTGGCCTGACTTCTAGCCCAAGCGTTAAGACAAACATCCAGGTCTATATAGATGGCGTGTATCAGAACAAGGCTACGTTTTCTCTTAGTGGATCTACACTTACATTCTCAGAGGCTCCACCATTAAACGCCGCTATTGAGTTTATGATGGGTGAGGCTGTTACCCAGATAACCGGCGATGCTTCTGCGATTACCTACAATCAAGGCGGCACTGGCGCACAGGATCGTACCGTCAAAGCCAAGCTGCAAGAGACTGTATCGGTCAAAGACTTCGGTGCTGTCGGTGATGGCGTGGCGGATGACACTGCGGCTATTCAGGCTGCGATTGATAGTGGTTCTTCTGTATTTTTTCCGAAAGGAACTTATGCAACAAGTTCTTCACTAACCATTTCTGGCGTTGAAGGTCAGACAATGAAAGGTGAAGGCCCAACACTAACAGGCATTATATCTTCAGGACCATCTGTTTTTTCTATTGCTGGCAACAGAATGATTGGTGTTTCTAATATGTCAATGCAATGCACATCTGTAGGGGGTGCTTGTTTGCTTCTTGGAACAAGGGGTGGTGTTGGCGGCTCTGGGGCAACATTCCCGCAATTAGTTCAGTTCAACAACTTGCGCTTGGTGAGTTCGGCATATGGCATCTATGCATATGGCACAAACACAGGCAACTTTAACTCTATTTTCTATGAAAGCTGCACCGTTGGTTTGGTTCTTCAGCCTGTTGATGTAGGCAATACAAATGGCAACGATTTCCGTCAAAATACATTTTACAACTGCGGAACAACATTTCGTTGGGAAACAAACCTTGATGGCGGCAACGACAGCCTAGAAAACACTTTCTCTGGTGGATTGGAAGCAACCACTGGCGCAACTTTGTTCTACATCCGTGGATATGCAAACTCTTTTGATTTTTACATTGATGTAAATGGTTCAGCTACACCTGACATCGATAACGCAGATGCAAACTACTACATTTTTAGAGATGGTCAAAACACCACTATTGGCTATGACAACAATAGTGAGATCATTCGGTTCAAAGGTGGTCAGCTAGAACACTCTTTGTCGTTCTTTGCAAAACCAGCAAAGAATGTGTTTGAGTTTAGTGCAGGTGGAAACCTCAATCAAATTGATGTTCGAGGCACTGGGGATAACGCAACACTTGTTGTCAAAAACATTACCTCACCTGCTGCAATTCTTGAACTGCGCCTTAATCTTTTAGCAGATGTTCCTGTTGGGTTTGAATTAGCTTTGGTTGCTGCTTCAAATACAGCAGGGTTCAACATCCGTGTTCCTGTTGGTGGAGGCCCGTGGACTACAATTGGCTGGGCAGACAATGACTATCTTTTGGCTTATGTAGCTGCTGGAACATCTATTCGTTTTGTTAAGATAAACGAAACAACAATTGCTCGTGTAATATAAGGAGGTCGAAGAATGACGATCAAACAACAAGGTGGCATCTTCGGTCGAAACCCATCATTTAATGATGTGGAAGCAAACGACATTGATGCTGAAACTCTAAAACTTGGCAACCTTACAAATGGTCGGGTGGCTTTGTCAGGTGTTGATGGTCTTGTTACTGACAACTCAACCTTAACATACGATAACCTAAATGCTCAAGTAGCAGGTGGAACAAGCCGTGGTGGGTTTGTTGCTAAGAGTGATTTGAATATTGCTGGTCTTTACATGAAAACAGCAACGGCAACAAACCGTGGTGCTTCTGCTGAGTTTCTTGCTCACAATGATTTTTATAATTCTGTGGGTTGGCGAGTATCAAACTCCTCTGACATACATGGCGATTGGAACCTGCACTTTGGTGTATCTGGTGCAACATCAGACTATAGTGCAATTAGCTACACAGACGTTGCTTACTTCAATGCCAATGGCTTGGCTTTCCCCAACGGCAAAGGCATCGACTTCTCTGCCACCTCTGGCACTGGCACAAGTGAACTGTTCGATGACTATGAAGAGGGGACGTGGACGCCAAGCGTAACAATTGGTGGAGGCACTGCTGGAATTATTGTCCAAGCTGCTGCGGGCAAATATACAAAAGTCGGTCGGGTTGTTCATGTCCAATTTTATTTGTATTTTTCCTATACCAGTGGGTCTAGCGGAAATGTAATTTTTAATGGTTTGCCTTTTGCTGCGGCTCCAACAGCAGGTTTGGACGATGTTGGTAATGGATTTGCTAGTGCAAATTGGACTGGTATATCCGGTGCTCCAATTTTTACAGTAATTCAAAATACAACAACGCTTTCCATTGGTTATACTGGAACTGGCGTCACAACACAAATGACTGACGCAAATTGCACAAGCAACTACTGTGGCGGCAATTTTAGTTTTAGTTACATCGCATCGTGAGGAAAAATCATGTCCTTGACTAAAGTAAATAACTCAATGATCACCGCATCGCCCGTCAACGTAAAAGATTATGGCGCTGTCGGTGATGGAGTGGCTGATGACACAACTGCCATCCAGACCGCAATCGATTATGCTTTAAACAATGAAATAGGAGAAGTTGTATTCCCCATCGGCACATATCTTGTATCGTCTACAATCAACCTTAACCCCCGATCTGGTAATACGTATTCGGTTGGATTGCGGATTTACGGTCAAGGGACTGGTGGGCAAGCTATTTCCATTTGCGAGATAAGGGCTGATTCTGGTTTTACTGGCACCGCCATCTTCAAGTATGACGAGGGCAACATCCCCATTGGCACTGATCATGTTGATTTGGAAATTGATCACCTTAACATTGCTGGAGCAGAGAACGTAGCCAATGGCATTGAGATCGTTAGTTGCATTAATGTATCTTTGCACGATCTAAACGTTAATTTATGCACTAATGCCAATATTTATTTGCATGGTGGTCAGGATGGCGGCTACAGCACAGACATAAAAGATGTTTACATCTTTGGCGGCAGCCCTTCCGCACAAACATCCCCGTCTAATTACGGCATCTTGACCAGTGTTCGGTATACATTAATCGAACGGGTTATCATGGATGGGTGCAAAACTGCTATTTCATTTTCTGGAGATCAGACCATCATTCAAAACTGCCATTTGGAAGGTTGTGCTACGGCCATCGATTTCCAAACAACGGGTGGCGGTTTGGCTAGAATTACATCCAACCTGATCAACGCTTATGGCGCAGGTCAGACGGGTTGGCCAAATGATTCAACAGGCATCAAGATTGTCAGCCAAGGCGCTGGCGCAGCACTAAGAAACTTTATTGGTTTTAACCAGATCATTGCTGACACGGGCGCATATGCAACCGGTATCTTCTTGCAAGATTCTTATCAGAACATAATCATCGGCAACACCATTCAGTCTGTGTCAGGAATTTATTTTGACGCTGCTGCTAGCGGTGATCGAGCCCTTGATGTAGATGACAACAACTTCGTTAATTGCACATATCAGATTAATAACTTTGCAGTTGCTGGAAATGTTCGTTACGGTGGTGGTAATTATTCCACAACGGCGCTGAATTTTGGTTCTGTTCCGGCACGTGTGCAAAATTGGGTTAATCGATCAGTTGTGCCAATAGCCGACGATGTTTTTTCCCTTGGATTAGCTAGTGAAAAATGGTCGGTTGTTTATGCTGGAACTGGAACAATTAATACATCTGATGGAAACCTAAAAGAAAACATCAGGGATATATCGGATACCGAAAAAGTTGTTGCTGCTGCTATTAAGTCTCAAATGAAAGCCTTTCAGTTTTCAAATGCTGTTGAGGCAAAAGGCTCAAATGCTCGTATTCACTTTGGTGTCATTGCCCAAAATGTTCGAGATGCTTTCATTGCTGAAGGGTTAGACCCTACTCACTATGGAGTATTTTGCTCAGATACATGGACAGATGATAATGAGAATGAGCAAACAAGGCTTGGTGTTCGTTACGATGAACTGTTTGCTTTTATCATTTCAACACTTTGATGCGCTTAGTGCGTGGACAGTCCAGCCAAGGAGATAAAAATGGCTATTACTAAAACAACAAAGAACGACAAGATCGAGGTCTTGCAACTGGCTGCGGGTTATCCCGTCATTCAGGTTCGCACAGCCACCATCATTGCAGAGGATGGCGTTGAGTTATCACGCAACTTCCACCGCCGTGTGGTTACGCCTGGTGATGACTTTCTTGCAGAGCCAGACGCAGATGTGCTGGCAATTATTCAGGCTGTGTTCGATGCTGATGCACAGGCTGCTTACGCTGCGCATCTGGCTGCTCAAGAGGGCTAAGTAAATGGACAAGCGAACTGTAGCTTCAGCACATGAACGGATCGACAATATGGAGAAGCAAGTAATTGCAATTCAAACTGAGATGAAGATCCAATTCAAAGATTTATTTGGCCGTGTTAAGCGCATGGAGAGCATCATGATTGCAACTACTGGCTCAATCATTGTCCTCTTACTCGCGGTTCTGACTAAGATGGGCTGATGATCTGTGTTCTTGCCTTTGTCTCATTCAACCACGCTTGGACACAAGGCGGGAACCAGTTGTTTCAATACTGCTACTATGACTGTGGCGGCGTAAAAAATGGTAGCTGGTATGATAGAATATATCGTGTCAGCTATCTTTACGTTTGTCCCGCGAGGTTTGTTGAAACATGATTGAGGTTCTTGCTCTTGCAAGTGCAGTAAGCACAGTCGCAGGCGGGATTAGCTCTGCGGTTCAAGCTGGCAAGGACGTTGGTTCTATACTACCGCAGTTTGGCAAGCTGGCTAAACTGGAAGCTGATATTCATCTTGCAGAAAAAGGCCGACATAAAGGCCCGTTAGGTAGGCTTACTTCTAGTGAAGAAGAAGGCTTTGCAATCGCTAATGCAAAAATGAAACACAAAGAAGCAATGGATACTCTTCGCAGCCATTGCCGTTTGTATGGCCCACCTGGAATGTGGGAGACAGTGCAGCGTGAAATGGGCGCAGCTAGAGCGCGGCAGAAACGTGCGCTTGAAGAGGCGGCGGCAAAACGTGATCGCATATTCTACATTATTACAATTGCGATTGCCTGCACCGTGTTTGCCGTGGGCAGCGGCGGCTTGATATGGGTTGCAGCGCTGTTGGCTGAAGAGGTGCGTTGATGTGGGTGCTGGTTTGGTTGCAACTTGCGGGTGGCGTTACGCACTTTGAGGTTGGTCAATACGAATCAGAAAAGATTTGCTTTGAGGAAAAGCTAAGAGCTTCTATTCTTGTGACGAAGAACAACGAGTATCTCTATTGCTTTAAGGTGAAACTATGAACGACAAAGAAATCATAAGCCTGTTCGATCAGAATATTGAGCTAATAATTGAGGGCTTGGCAGCAAAGTCGGGGCGTCAGTTTTTGGATGTTTTGCAGCTTCTTCAGAAAGCGAGGAATCAGAAATGACTTTTGATAAGTATGACGTAAACAAAGACGGTAAGATCGATGAGGTCGAGTGGCAGAAACTTGCTCTTGAGGATCGTTGGCGAGAGCTTAATGATGCCGATTCTAAGCGCGACACACAGCGCCGTTTAACTGTTGCCTGCGCTGCTGGTATGCTTCTATACCCTTTCGCCATTGTAGCGGCCTCTGCGTTGGGCCTAGACACTGCTGCGGATCTAATTGCTGACATTGCTACAGTGTATGTGGTTGCTGCTTCGGGTGTGGTTGCTGCTTACTTCGGGTTTAATGCGATGGAGGCTAAGAAATGATAGGTCAGATCTTAGGATCGCTTGGCGGTCTGGCTACCAGCTACATCGATGGCAAGACTGCGGTGAAGAAAGCTGAAGCCGAAACGAAAATGAAGATCGCTACCGGGGAAATATCTTGGGAACAGGCTGCTATTGAGGCCAGTCGTGACAGTTGGAAGGATGAAGCCTGGACGCTATGCTTCATTGCAATCGTGCTGGGGAGCTTTATCCCTGGGTTACAGCCGTACATGGAGCAAGGCTTTAGGAACCTGGAGGCTGCACCATCGTGGTTTTCATGGGCAATGTATGCTTCGATTGCTGCATCGTTTGGAATCCGTACAGTAAAGGGTTTGAAAAAGTAATGGAGAATATCAAGCTCCCTCTTGCTCTCGTTGCTGCAATGGCTGTCCAGCTCGCTGCTGGTGTGTGGTGGGTAAGCCAGCAGGCGGCAACCATTGCCAGTCTTGAAGAGACTGTCAGTCAGATCGGATCTCGCATGGCTATTGAAGATAATATTAACCTGAAGCGTGATGTGCAAGACAATGCAATGGAGTTGCAGTATGCCTTTGATGAGATCGAGGAGCTTTGGGATGAGCTTGCGGCAATGACAATGGCCATTGGCGAGATCAACAAAATAAAACAGCGTGTGGCTCTGATCGAAAATGACCTGAAGTATATCGGTCGAGACCACTTGGATATGAAAGGCGGAATGAAATGAAAGAGAACTTTGAACACTGTTTAAGGATGCTGCTCAAGCACGAAGGTGGCTTTGTAAATCATCCAAAAGATCCGGGTGGAATGACTAATCTCGGTGTGACCAAGGCTGTCTATGACAAGTGGATTGGCCGGGAAAGCACTGAGCAAGAGATGCGAGACCTGACGCCTGATGACGTAGCTCCGATCTACAAGAAAAACTATTGGGATAAGGTTCGCGGTGACGATCTCCCAAGCGGTGTTGATTGGTGCGCATTTGATTGGGCTGTAAACTCTGGCAGCGGTCGGCCAGCCAAAGCTATTCAACGTGCCGTTGGAGCGAAACAGGACGGGGCAATCGGGCCTATGACATTGCAGGCTGTTGCTGACTTAGATCCAGACCGGATCATTGAGTCTGTGTATCATACTCGGCAGAAGTTTTATGAAGGGCTTAAAACCTTTGAGACTTTCGGAAAAGGATGGACGCGAAGAAATAAAGAAACTCTTGAAACAGCTCTTGAGATGGCTACAAAACCTGTATAGAAATATCGAGTGGGTGGCTATCATCACAAGATAAAATCGACTTGCCGTGGGTAGTGCGACGGCGGTTGTTTAGCCTAGGATGACGTTGCTACCAAATGTGCCAGCATTCCTTTCAACGGCCACCCACACGATTATTTTCTAATCATTATTTTTCTTTATAGCGTCTTCGACTTTCTTGCGATGCCTAATGTTGTGTTCCATCCGGTCGCTTGACTTGCCTGTACTAATCACCAAAGTGACCCCAAATATTTTCTTGATTAGATAAGTGAGCATGGTTTGTTTCCTTCCTAAAATATAATTGCTACCAGGGCCATTACTCCAATGCCACTGGCAAAGCCTGCAAACGCGCCGACCGCGCCTGCAATCTCAATCTTCTTTTCCATTTCCTCTTCGCTCATAGCGTTCCCCCTACCTTAGTTTTTTTCTTTATGCTGCGCTGATGATCCTGCCACTTGGCTGCGTAGATTAACTCGTGCTTTACGGCGTAATCCAGATCGCTCTGAAGTATGTCACGAAACCGATTCTTTAGCTTTCTTTTGTAATGGCCCTTTGAAGTATCTCGCCTAATGCGAACAGGCTCTCGAGTTGCTGCTTGAGGTTGTGCCGGTTCTGTTTTTTTGCAGTCTCGATCATGATTGATAGTTGACGTTGACTTCGGGCCAATGCCTGCTTGCCTTCTTGGTTCATCGCTTTTCTGCCTTCCATCGATAAATTTTATTCCGTATTTTTTTGCGATCTCAACAACAGTTTTATACGGTATCGACATAAGAGCAGATGCTTCTTTCTTTGTCAGCTTCATTTCTGCTGCCTTGATGCACTTGATAATATCTTTACCGGTCATTTCTTTTTCCTTCCGTCTGTCTCCCATGTGATACTGTGCTTGCGGCAGAAGGCACTGAGCAAGGCTTGCGACATATCCAGGCTTTCCGCTGCTTTTACTTGCGTCACTTGTCCAGCCAGATCCTCAACCACGCCAATCAGCTCCCGCTTTTGACGCGCTTTCATTTGTTTCCAGGTCTCCATCATTCTTTTCCTAACTGTGCGCCCAGGATCTTGAGGCAATTCTTGTATCGTTTGTCGATCTCTTCCTTGAAACCATCGGAAAGCTTGTCGATTTGCTGCTGGTTTTGCTCGATCAACTCACGCAGCAAGGTCATGCGCTCCCGTGGCGGGATAACGGTCCCTTCCTTGGTGGCTTCCAATTTGGTATAGGCTGCAATGAGCTTGATGAGATTGGCGGTAAACTCTTGCGCGTCACCTGATCCCTTCTCCTGTCCAATGTGGTTCTTCAGTGTGAGCAGATCACCGGCGGGTGGTGCTGGTGGCGGCTGCGTAGATTGAGCCTGTTGACTTTGCGCTGCTGCCTTGCGCGGGACAGCATCGATCTCATTGAGGCTGGCATATGTCCCACCATGCAAGCCAATGGAAGCTAGTGCGCGGCCTATGGCGCTGGTCTCTGCGTTCTCCAGGGCGCTTGTCTTGTTGACGTTACCTTGGCCCCTGATTTCTTCAGCCATGCCGGAGCCAACAACCATCCCGGCGCTGTTGGTGATCGATGCTTTGACCACAACTCGTTTGCCATCGTCTGTTAGGATCTCGGTATTGATCCCGTGATCGGTTCCGAATGCTTTGCGGAATGCTTCAACGCGCACAAAAACCTCTGTGTATTTCTTGCCGCCGCGCTGCGTGACGCCGTGGGTGCGATTAAGATCGTTCACCTCGGCCATTGCTTTTTGTAGTTCGCTCATTATTTGATCCTCACTGTGACAGACGCGCTGCCCATTTGATATTCGCAACCTGGCACAAGCTCCCCTGCGTCCATCTGCTTCTTGATTGCTGCCATGTCTGGCTTGACTGTGACTGTTGTTAGCTGGCTGGGAATGTCATTCGGATCTACTACCACAACTTTTTTGCGTGGCTTGGTCCGGCTGACTGTGCCCAGAGCGTGTTGGATCTTAGTCTGGCCCATTGCATCCAGCAAGTGGCCGATAGTGATCGAGAGCGCTTCCTGTTTTGCTGAGAGGCGTTTTGCTCTGGCGGTGTAGGTCGCTGCTAACTCTTTCGCTGACCCTTCGTAGATTGAGCATTCGGTGCGCTCTTGAATGAGCTTTCCCAGAATGTCCATTGCATCGGTCTCTCCGTCCAGCGTGTCAAGAAAGGTGTCTTGATCGTCTCCGGTCAATAGCCTGATGTGATCGGACATTTCGCGGATCTCTTCGAATTTAATATACATATTGTTCCCCTGATTTTGTGACGGTCCAGATGATTTCTCCGTTGCCGTATTGGTTTTTGTGACGCCGCCCGGTGTCTTCGATTAGTTCCATCTCTTGCAGTTCCGTTAGGCGTGGCCTTATGCTAGTGATAGGTAGCCGCAGAGAAGCGCTTATCTGCTCCCCTGACCCTCCTCCCAGGGTCGAAAGCGCTCGCAGGGTCTCCAATCTCCTGCCTGTAACCTTTGTGGCCACCTGGTGCGCCGCCGCGGTCTCTGTGTCCCCAGCCCCGCGG